ACAGCTTCAAGATTATTATTAGACAATTGATGTTTTGCAAACCGGTTACTAGTAAGCCGGTAGCAAGGTGTGGTCTTACCAGAGGGTCGCAATGCATCAGTAGGAGCGCTCAATGTACCACATTCCACAGGCGCTATGTCGAGCTTGGCCACCCCTATGTTCAGGCAGTCAGGGTCGTTAGCTGGCGAAAGTGTTCCTTTCAATATGGTCTCAGCGTGATGCTGAGTCGTCGTCCCTTTGGCGAGGCCGGTCGCTATGGTGACAGGCATCTCAGATTCATTGGGCAGAATGACCTGGTGAAAGTTGTAGACATTACTGATCTCCTCAAAGGTCATCATGTTGGAACCATGTATGTTATAGTACTTGGCTATATAATCAAAGTCACCAGTGACAACAAGTTGTCGCTCTGCCCTAGTTACCGCCGTGTAGATATATTTAGGACGATTGGCCAGCTGACTCATGACTGATGCCGAGTCGACATAAAAAACCACGACTGCATCACGTGATCCGGTGTAAGTGGTGATGGTCGAAGCGTTAATCCCTTTAGCACGGAGCTTGGCAGCAGATTCACCATTGAAGCAGATAACCTTGATTTTTGTCCCACTGAATTTATCGATAGAGTCACGACAAAACGCAAACGCTTTAGCCACGCCGCTATGCGAGCGGATATTCATTGAGTGCTTTCGGTTAAGTGCATCAGTCACGTCAAGTGGAACTTTGTACACATCACAGATATTATTACCAACGCCGTAGTTCTCCAGCGTCTTAAGACAACGATTTCCATTAAAGTTGACGTACGGTGTTTGATGAACGTCGCCCAGAGCAACAATCCGATGGTTGGGGTAGCAGGTTTTCAACAAGCTGAAGTAATCAACAGGGAATTGAAAACATTCGTCCACGATAATGGTGTCGCTTTGTTTGTGGTCCGAGGAGAAGAATGTATGCGGAGTGTATGATGCGACCCCTCCTTTCTGGTGTTTCAACGAGAGCTCCTTTGACGGTGCGATAAAGACGGCCTTCGGGTATGTTTGCATCGCTTCAGTAGTTTTACTGGCGCTCGCATAACCTGTTAATGCAGATATGCTGAAAACACCATTGATGTTCCACGTTTTAGGCTTGAATATGCTCATCTTATCGCAAAAGAATTCGCGCGCGAATCGTATGTTGTCCGTGTAAGGTAACGTGTGCTCCGTTATTTTGCGGTTCCAGCCGGGTCGATCATAATAAGTGAAAAACCGCTTCTGCCCTTGTCCCATAAAGGTGTTGCACTGGAAATACCGTTCTGAACATGTCCCAGACACATGGATGAGCTTTATGTCCTCGAACTTATCGTCAGCCCACAAATAATGCGGATTCCCAAACGTTTTTGTGATGATTGAACCACCCTGTTTAACGAACTCAACGGCCGATTTGTAGATGTCTGTTAGTAGCGATTCACTATCACAATCACGAGCCGCATCAATAAACACAACATCAAATTTCTTCTTTGAGGCACGCAAGTGGGCCCACAGTTGAGAGTGATGAGAGTATTTAAAGTCGGGCTCGTAAACGGTGTGTGGTGATCCTTCTTTATAGTGTGCGGAGAAGACTTGGTAACCCCTTTCCGTAGCCATCTTAGTGAAATAGCCTGGAGAGGCGCTGACGTCCAAAATAGTTGATCCCTGCGGTACGTGCGCAAAGAACGACTTGAACTTGTCAACGGCACCCCCGGAGACGCGAGAAGAGTAGTGGTTACCGGACCAGTATATGTGGATAGA